CTTGTTCTGTGGCTGGTCAGGGTTCCAACATTCTGGACACGCCTTAATATTCGTGTCTCTGCCCTTAACAATAAGGCTGCGTAGTTCGCGTAGCTTGTACTCAAACCCGCACACATCACAAAGCGCTAGAGCTTTCTTAGAGGATGCAAACCTATTGCCCACGCTATATCCTACCTATTCTAGGGACAAACCGTGCGGATGTCTTCTCCCGGTCTTCGCCTGCGGCTAACGCGAACTGCTCTTCATAAGCTTGTTTAAGCATCGAGATTCGATCTGCAAGCTCAGGTATTTTCATAGCGATGTAGAACGCTAGACCCGCCACTAGTACTGGTAAGAACCGAAAGTTCATATCCGAAGTCTGCACGCCACTACCCGCGTCTTCAATCCGGCGCATACGCCAGTAGTACAAGACGTAGTTGTCATTGTCCGGTACGGGCCACAGATTAACTTTAGGCGCATCTCGTAGCCGTTCAATGTAGAGTTGTATTGGTCTACCCCGTGATAACTTGTTAGGGATAGCCGCGTAGGTGCTAACACTAATACGACTTATGGTAAGGTCGGATTGTGTTGCTTGATTGCCTGCCCCTGTACGGATTTGGTGTTCCATCAGATCAATGGTATCCGCAGGGAGAGTATACTCAGAAGTTCCATCGACGAGGTTTATAGTACCCTCATCAATCGTCCACATGTTTATACCACGGTTCTGCCACTCGATTGTCATCAAGTTCATAGAACGTCTGGCAGTACGGAGGTCGTACCCCGAACGCATTTCACGTCCAGCACGTTCCCACGCTTCTTCAGCGATTTCCGTAAAGTCCATGTTGAATGCTGTGGTACCCGATGTGGTCATGGTTACTTCCCAGTTTTCTTAATAGGCTTCTTAGCAATCTTATACGATACTGGAGCTTCCACAGGCTGCATCTCTGCTAGCTTTGCTTCTGCTTCCGCTTTACTCATCAAGGCGAAGACAACAACCTTATAGGTGCCGTCTTCGTTTTGTGTACCTATCTGATATACAGGTTCCCCTGTCGAGAACCGACCATTCTGGAAAACTTCCATCACTTCTTCTCCTTCCGCTTTGCTGGGGATACCTTACGTGGTTTACCCGCAGGTTGTCCCAGTTTTTTCTTCTCGGCTACCTTCTTGCGCTTTTCGGCTGCGCTCATCTCGCCACTTGTTTTGGGGGTTTTACTGCTTACACGTTTCGACGGCCTACAGTATGGTGTCCCGCGTGATTCCCCCTCTTTGCGTCCGCAAGCCTTACCAGTACGTACGTCTTTCCAGTCCTCTTTGAACCAGCGTTTAAGTGACGTACCTTTCTCTGTCTTGCGAACTGCCATTATTTCTTACCTTTTGCTTTCCTACATTTAGCGATTGCTCCCGACGCATACGCTGACGGAAATACTTTATATTGTGACTTTACCTTGGTATAGCACGAATCTTTAACCGTGCCCCCGGCTTTATACCCACAACCGCAATCGCTTTTCTTGTAGTATCTACGCATTAGGAACCTTTCATGGTGACCATTTTAGCACTGCGAACGCCCTGCTTAGCACAACCTGCGCCACGGACTTTACCGCCAGACTTATAGCCTTTCTTGGCCATACCGCCAGATTTCATACCTGCGGGAGCGCCCATCGCTGTAGGTGCTTGGCTAGGTACTCGTGGAGGTAACATTTTCTTCTTCTTCCGGGGATCTCGTGGATCCATAGAAGCTTCTTCGTCCCGCATAGGGGCTGCGCCCTTAGGCATCATAGGTGCTTTTGCACCGGCTGGGGCAGTCATACCACCCATCATCATCTTCTTAGTGCCTTTCATGAAATATTCCCCTTTGGGTGTTTAACAATTCCACTTTCGCAAACTCTTGTTGATACGGCTATCTGGATCGTTAGCCGTCTTAGAGCTTGTGTTCTTTTTCTTCATACCCGCCATACGGGCACAAAATGATTTGCGGCGGTTAGCATCTTTAGAGCCTGCCTTTAACTTGCTAGGATCTTTGGTAACCGCAGTTTTAAGCTTACTGCCCGGATTTGCTTTACGATAACTCTCGACGCCTTTTTTATTAAGGCCCCCAGACTCGCTCTTGCCCGCTTTACGCGTCCAAGCAGGTGACTTCCCAACAGAACCACCTTTTTTATAATAGCATCGCATCCTGCACCCCTAGCTATAGAAGACAGTCATTGCGCTAATATTAGTCATAGCGGTAATGAGTACGTCATCTTGACACCGAATACCCCAATCAGGGATGTTCACGGAGTGAGAGTCCGAAGCAAGGAAGTCTAAGTCTAGTATTGTACGCCCGCCAGCACCATCGGTAATAGTTAACCGACCTGCGCCACCAGCGGTAGTCAATACTTGAACTTGTCGAATACGTGCAGGTCCAACAGCCAAAGAAGCTGCTGCGGTAACCCGTTTAGATTGAACATCAGAATTAGACATACCAGCCTCCTATTAGCTAAGAGCGGCACCAATGGCGGTAACCCAAGCAGCGCCAGTATTAATTACGATGCAATATTCGTCGTTGCCTGCGCCGTTATCGCTAACCATATAAGCGGTTCCGATTGCGGTGTCAGCAAATGCCGGTAAGTTGGCAGTCGTAACAACGGGGATTTGGAAGCCGTTATTTGAACGGACTGGTCCAGAAAAAGTAGATAAAGCCATGAGAATCTCCTGTCGTGGCTAGTGTCAGCTGCGTTAGGCAACTGTCAGGGATAGGTAGTTTATAACACAAAAAAAGAAAGGGGGCAAGTTAATGCCCCCACCCTAATTACGCACCGGGTGAACCGAAGATACCCAATGGATCAGAGACGCCGAAAGAGTAACGCTCTCGGGCTTTATAACGGCTGTTGCCTGTATCGAAGTCTGCATCCATAGAGGTAGACATCGGGGTACGGACGAAGTGCTTCAAGCCATTAGGTACATCAGTCATCAAGAACCAAGCATTGGTGTCTGTCAGATAATGGTTAACGGAGTAGCCTTGTGGGATAGAACCGTTATTGCGGATGGCGTTGATGTCGTTATCCGCAGTACCTACGCGACCCTCAGTATCCAACAAGCGGGTTGCAACAAACTGCAAGGCTGGTGGAATGATGAGTTTCTTAGGTTGAGCAGCGATCAACAAGCCACGCTCATCGGTCCACTGACTGATTTGAATAACGGCGGCTTCAAGAGAAGTCTCGTTAAGGTCAGCAGCGACAGTTGGGCGGTTTGAGTTGGTGCCACCAGAAACAAGCGGGTGAGCTGTAGAACAAAGAGTTTGGCCGTCACCGTAAGTGGTGTTAGCAAACGCGTTGTTGAGTACAGAAGCAGCCTTAACTTGCTTAGTGTATGCCATGGCGCGAGCCAATGCTTTAGTATAACGAGCAGACAAAGAGTCATACAGGTTATCTTCAATAGCTTCCTCAGTAATTGAGAAACCCATCGCAATGGTTTCGTGCACATAACGAGCACTCCACGCTTCTTGAGCATTGTCATATTCGATGGCTGAGCCTTCGCCTTTGACAGGTGCTGCTGAGAAGCCAGATAATTTAGTCTCTTCCTCAAAAGAACGATCTGAGGATTCGGTTTCAAAGATCTGGGAATGTTCTTCGCCATACTTTGCGTATTCCAAACCAAATAAAGCATTTAGTCCGGGTAGTAGCTCTTTAAGGAGCTGGGCGCGTGAAATAGCCATTTGTTATTCCCTCTTAAATGCCGGTTAGGCTGTTCATCTGATGACCTGCGTTCCACTTAACGAGAGCTTCAGTGTAACCACCGGATACATTTTTGGTTTCTTCTACTAACGACACAATCCGTAAAGGCAGAGTGTTAGTTGTAGCCGTAGTGTCAGAAATACCACATCGGGAATTTCCAGTAGCGGTATCGCCAACATTGTTGATCATTGCTACGTTTGCGCCAAGGTCTGTAATTGCGAGATCGCCGATAACTGGGGTTGCACCCGCAGCTGAAGACAAAACAGCAACTTTAAACAGAACATCGGTAGCATCAGCGACGTAAGCCATGATGTCAGATGCGACGGTATTCGCCGGGTAGTACTGACTGAACAACTGGTAGCCCAGTACGGGATCAGTATAAGTACAGCCTAAGAATACGCCGATAGGCGTCATTGCAGCGTCAGCAGTATCGCGTTCGACGGTGCCTCCGGTAACCAGTTGAACAGCATCACCATTAAAGATGCTCGTGGCATAGTTGCTCGCAATGCTATATTGACGAGTTACGCCCACGAAAGGTACGCCACTTACTAGTTTTACCGGAACTAGCCCAGAAGGGCCACTTACAGTTGGGTAAGCCATTATAAGCTCCTAAATTAAGTCCCATTTCCAAAAGTAACCTTCGTTTTCCGTTCATTGAACAGAGGCATACGAGGGTCATTCTCTCTCATAAGGTTGTTATCAACAGAGTTCATCTGGGAACGAGTCTGGGTGTTGTAATGTTCAGACCGCTCTTCGACTAGTTCTGTCGGTGCTTTACATAGCATCAAACCACCAATCACGATGTTATCTTTGAAGCGATCTTGTTCGATAGCAACCAAAGTAATCTCGGGATGATCATCTGCCTTGCAGGGCACCCAACCTTCGCGTAATTTCGAGGATACGTTAGTGGCATCGACCTGTCCTTGCGTGCTTACTCGAACCCAGTGAAACGCATAGCCCGGCTCGGGATTTGGTGATGGTAACACCTCAGGGCGCGACCAAGCCTTTTTGCGGGTTGTGCTTTCTTGGGTTTCTAGCTCACGATCAATTCTGTTCTTAGCCATTACTGTTTCCTCATATCTAATGCAACCTGTTTGGCGTATTGTTCAGGGGTAAGTCCTAAACGCTTTGAGAGCTGGTATTGTGTTTGCGTGAGCCTAATCTTCTTAGGCGCTGTGCTCCGCGTAGCGGGTGCAACCACATTCGAACGTCTCTTAGGTTTTTGTACTTCCTCTGAGTCCTCGAATTTTTCGGGGAATAACTGTCGCATACGAGTATCAATTCGCTCGTAGTAGTCATCACTCTGAGGGCTTACTCCCTCGTGGACAAGTTTGTTATGCAACCCCAAAGCGAAGCTTGTCATCTCGATGTCTTGGTTAAACCAAGTGTTGTCTTGTTGCCAAGACGCCGCCTTAGTATCAACCTCGATTGGCGCAGGGGTGGATTCAGGTTCTACTTTTACAGGAGTTTCTTCTGTCTGTAAAGGTGGTAACTTAAAATTGTTTAATCTATCGACCTTATTCTTAGCATTCGATAGACTTTCTTGTGCATTCAGTACACCGTCGGCGTCTCCAGCTTCATACGCATCCTTGTATGCTTTCTTAGCTGCGATATGGTCTGCTGTCGCGGAACGCTTAGCTTGCTCAAGTAGTGCTGTCTGGTTCTTGTTTACACTACCTTTAAGCTCTTTGTTCTCATCGACGAGTTTCTGTGTCAGACGCTCTAGTTCTTCACGCTCTCGTAGTGCGGATTCCTTAGCTCTACGCTCATCGTGGTATCCCTTACTAAAGTGCTGGATACGTTTGCGAACTTTGTCCGAGTAGTCTTCAAGCTCATCATCGGTTATTTCTTCCGGTGGCTCAGACGGTTTCCGGTTACGATCTGCTTTCGGTGTATCATCAACGACTTCTACGTCATATTCGGCGTCATCGTCCTCTAATTCGACTTC